ACCTTCGCGCAGTCCCTCGATAACTTCTGCGCCGACCAAGCCCATCTGATGTTTTGGTTTTCGATGAAGTTTTACAGCCGCACTGTTGACTTCCTTCGCCAGCGTACCGACTTCGTAATCGACGATTTCCCCTTGATTTGGACCAAGGACCAGGGGCTTTTGCCCGATCCTCAGCGCGGCCCGAGGCGTACCTACGAGACCGCCTTGTTCGCCCATCGTGGAGACAGAAAGATTGTCCGCGCCGTGAGCAACTCAATCAGCGCCCCGATCGGTGAGCGGATTCATATGAGCCAGAAGCCGGTCGAAGTGCTCGGTCACTTCTTCAATATGCTCGTTGATAAGTCCACTGCCATTCTCGACCCGACCTGTGGGAGTGCGACGGCACTGGTCGCCGCTCATGCCAAGGGGGCGCAGCGAGTGCTCGGATTAGAGATCAATCCAGAATTTGTGGAACGCTCCCGCCTCGCTGTCGAGGCCGCGATGAAGGAGGAAAGCAATGACTGAAGAAGATCGCGAAATCTATCGAGGCGCCTTCAAGATTCTCCTTGCATTCGCCATCATCGGCGGAGCGCTTTACATCGTAACCGGAGGGAAGTTTTAATGGATAAGCGCGAGGCTCTTGCTACTGTTTCCAAGATGATAACCACTGATCGCAATGACAGTCATGGCGAAGCCATTGATCAGCTTTCACATGCACAGCTTCTTAAGCAGCAGGTCGGGCATCACAGTAGCCCGTATTTGACCTTGGCTGAGGTTGAGGCTTTAGATATGATATGCGTTAAGCTCTCACGTCTTGCCAAGGGCAGACCAATCCTCGATCATTTCCTCGATATCATCGGTTACGCAGCGATTGCAGTGGAGGCTCGAAGTGCTGCCGATGCTGTCAAGCCAACTGTGATAACAGAGCCGCCCGAGAAAATCACATACACCAAAGGCCCAATTCCAGCCAAGGCCATCGGCGACAAATGACTCCAATAGTTTTGGTGGGCGAAGCCTACGGCGAAAACGAAGCCCTGATTAAGCACCCCTTCGTCGGCTCGTCCGGAGTCGAGTTGCTCCGTATGCTCTCCGAGGCCGGTGTTCTCACCCTCTCCGCCGAGGACAAAGACGATATCCGCCGCCATTGGACAGCGCCCTCCCCCGCCCACGCCGCTAATGACCTTGCCAAAGTTTGGTACGCGCACAAAGAGGAGATCTTTCCCACCAATGTCTTTAACCTCCGACCCGAGCGGAATGATATTGAGTCGCTCTGCTCAGCTAAATCTGAATCTACAAATAAACTTTCCGCTATCAAAGCCGGGAAGTACATTAGATCAGAGTACTTGGGAGAAATTGATCGCCTGCAACGGGAATTATCGGAGCATACTCCGAACGTTGTTGTTGCTCTTGGAGCAACCGCAGCATGGGCTTTGCTCGGAACTTCGGGTATCGCTCGAATCCGAGGAACAGTCGCGCTCTCAACGAACTCACGCTACAAAGTCCTTCCGAGCTTTCACCCCGCCGCTGTCCTTAGGGACTGGTCCATCCGCCCCGTCACCGTCCTCGACCTCGCCAAAGCCGGACGAGAGTCTAAGTTCCGAGAAATCCGCCGACCCAAGCGAACCATCTACATAGAGCCGGGGCTCGAAGATCTTGATTGGTTTTGGAGGGAACATCTTGAAAACGCCCGACGAATTTCATTTGATATCGAGACTCGTGGAGAACAAATTACCTGCCTTGGCTTTGCTCCCTCTAACGCCGTTGCAATGGTTGTACCTTTTACTGACGATCGCAAACCAGGCGGATCATATTGGGCGACCAAGCAAGAAGAAGTGAAGGCGTGGCAGTGGGTGAAGAAGGTTTGTGCGAGTAACATTCCGAAATTGGGACAAAACTTGCTTTACGATGTAACTTTTCTGTGGTCGAAGTATGGGATTCCGGTCAACGCAGTGGAAGATGACACGATGTTACTGCACCACTCGTTACAACCCGAATCTCAGAAGGGTCTTGGTTTCTTAGGATCAGTGTACACCAACGAGGCTTCATGGAAACTAATGCGTTCGCGTGGTAAGGAAACAATTAAGAGGGATGAATGATATGGAAAGTATATCAGCGCCTGTCGATGTGGCATGGTTCAAAGATAAACTTATGGAACTGATTCTTAATCATGAGGGTGCTCATTTTGAACGCCTCAAGCATGAGGCCGCTATAAGCGAACGAGAACTGTGGAACGGCGACTCGAATATGATACTTGACATAGATGAGATCGGTGATGATTTTATCGAGGCTCTGAATAACCACAAGTGGAAAGGCAGACTCTAATGAAATTCAACGAATATCAGGATTGGACCAAGACAACTGCAATCTACCCAAATCTCGGCATCGACGGGATAGTTTACTGCACCCTCAAGCTCAATGGCGAGGCCGGGGAAGTGGCCGAGAAACTTGGCAAGTGTATGAGGGATGATGGCGGGAAAATCTCCGACACCAAGCGCCTCGATTTGGCTTTAGAGTTAGGCGACGTACTGTGGTATCTCGCCCGCCTCGCCGATGAACTTGGCTTCAACTTCGACGAGATCGCCACGATTAATCAGCGCAAACTCGAGTCTCGGAAGGAGCGTGGGAAGTTGCAGGGATCGGGGGATGGGCGGTGATAATTGAACCGGATAGAAAATGGAGTTTATATTATCTCTCCAATCGCATTTTCTTAGCTTCACTTATAATCACCCTGTTTGATTTGAGTGCAACAATCGGTTTAATTATCTCACAACTTACAGGTGATATTTCGCCGATTGCACCTCCACTTTGGTTATTCTTTCCGTTGATAGTTGGAATTACAATTATGTTGACTGCTGTATATGTACAGTATATTGAGCGGAAAAATAAATGAGTTATCTCTACCTCGCCTCTCCCTATTCCTCCCCCGAAGCCTCCATCCGCGAGGCCCGATACCGTGAGGCGCTTCGAGCTTCAGCGTGGCTCTTCCAGCACGACATGCTAATCTTCTCCCCGATCGTTCATTGTCACCACCTCGCTGAGTCTCACGCCATGCCAAGTGATGCGGAGTTCTGGAAGTCCTACGACCAAACCATGATCCGGTTTTCTTCGGGTGTCATCATCCTCCAGATCGAAGGTTGGCGGGAGTCAAAAGGCGTAACCGCCGAAATCGCTTTCGCCAACCAACTCGGAGTGGAGATCATCGGCATGTCGGTGCTGCTTGGGGGAGGCTATCGACTCGCATGAAGGCCATTCAAAGCGGCGATCTTTCTCCTTCCAATATGCCAGCTTCTCAAACCGAGTTGCTCTGGATTTATAACGGCCTCGATTGTTGCGTAACCCTCGAAGTCCTCGAAGTCACAGAGCAACAACTCACCAACCTCACGCGCTCCACATACGAGTTTTCGAAATCTCTTCAAGCCCCCATTTTGGAAATGAAGTTACGAGGGGTCTTGGTCGATCAAGCCGCCCGCACCGAAGCCATTTTCGCTTACAAGCGCGACGTAGCCTTCATCCAAAAAAACCTCAACCGCATCCTCATCGAGGGCCTCGGTATTGAACTCAACCACCGTTCGCCAGCCCAACTCAAAAAGCTTTTCTACGAGGTGATGAAACACTCAAGGACGTGGATAAGAAAATCTCTACCCTTGAAGCAGAGATTGATCCAGATGGTAGAATGAGAACATCTTATAATATTGCAGGTACAACAACTGGAAGATTATCATCGTCATTTAATGACTTTGGTAGAGGTTGTGTTCTACCTACAGCAGAAGCATTAACACCTAATGGATGGAAAACTATAAGTACTATCAGTCAGGGTGATGTAATAGCTCAGTGGAATGATGGTAAAATAGAATTTGTGCCTTGTAAGACAATTGTAAAACAATCTTATAATGGAAAGTTAATTACAATAAAAAGTGAGCAACTTCAACTAACAATAACTCCAGGACACAGAGTTTTATTTAATACTCATTACAATAACAAACTTATTGATAAGCCAGCAATGGAATTATACAAGCATTATAATGTTAAAATACCTCTTGGTGGAGAAACAAGAACAGAGGGAGAAATCGCTTATCCCGATTTTCTTTCTATGTTAATGGCTGATTTTTCTAAGGAGCATTCTGGCTGGCGCGGCCAATTTAGTAAGCAAAGAAAAATTGATCGATTCTTAAAATTAGCTAAAGATTTTGGATTTGTTTTCACTGAACAGAAAACGCAAAAAGGTTGTAGGAGATTTTATGTTCCTGGCTTTTTAAACTTCCCAAAGCAATGGGGAGAATGGATATTAAAACTTACTCCCGAAACAGCAATGGCTCTTTTAGAGGAAGCAAGATATTGGGATTCTCACGATAGGGGATCCGGCTTTATATTTTTCAGTGCGGATAAAATGCAAGCTGAATGGTTTGCAACTCTTGCTCATATTGTAGGAAAATCTGCAACGATTAGAAAAACAGAACAAAGTGAAGGATCATACTCAGATACTATAATGTGGGCAGTGAATGTTAAGAATAGAAATTTTGCTAATATTCTACCAAAGCACTGGAATCAAGTAGATTATAGTGGAGACGTTTATTGTCCTCAAGTTGATTCAAGCTATTGGCTAGTTAGAGAGAATAATTTTATCTCTGTGACTGGAAATACTAATATGCAGAATATTGAAGATCGTCTAAGGAAGCCCTTCATTGCTGATCCGGATATGAAATTCGCATATGTGGATTTAGAGCAAGCGGAATCACGACTTGTTGGTGCAATTTGCTGGAATCTATTTCACGCCTCGAAGTATCTCGATGCTTGTGAGAGTGGCGATCTTCATACCTATGTTTGCAAGATGACTAATCCCGGAATGAATTGGAGTGGTGATCCGAAGCTCGATAAGGAGATTGCGGAGTCGCCCTTCTACCGTCAACATTCACACAGACATATGGCGAAGGTGCTCGGACATGGATCGAATTACCAAGGCTTGCCGCATACAATGGAGAAGCATACTAAAATTCCTTCTCGTGTGATCGGCGAATTTCAGGGGAAATATTTTGGAGCATTTCCTGAGATTCCTATGTGGCACGCTAATGTAGCACAACGAATCAGAGATGAAGGTCGACTTGTATCTCTTATGGGTCGCGAGCGTACGTTCTTCGGAAGAAGAAACGATCCAACAACTGTTCGTGAGGCTGTTGCCTTTGATCCACAGGGTTCAGTTGCTGACATTTTGAATACTGGAATGCTTCAAGTTTGGCGCGCAAATATCTGCCAACTTCTTTTACAGATCCATGATGCAATTTTAATTCAGTATCCCGAAGAACTAGAAGATGAGATTATTCCACAAATCATCAAGCTCATAACCATCCCTGTTCAACTTAATCATAATCGAACGTTAATAATACCTTGTGATGTTAAAGTCGGATGGAACTTTTCCTCATGGTCCGCAGGAAATCCTGATGGATTGAAGAAGTACAAGCAGGGGCATGATGACCGCAGCCGTATCGGGAACCCGAAAGTTAGCTTCATGGACCGCAGGGTTTAAGGAATACTCCGAGAATTTATACTGCCCCGCGATCTTCCGTAAGTGGGCAGCGATCAGCATCGTCTCTGCCGCACTTGAGAGAAAAGTGTGGGCGCATACTCGCGGCTCGAATCTATATCCTAACTTATATACGATGTTAGTGGGCGGTCCCTGCGTCGGCAAGGGCCTCGCCATATCCGAGGTCAACCGTTTCCTCTACGGCCTCAGTGATTTCTACATCACCCCGGTCAGCGTCACCAAGTCCTCCCTCATCGATGCGCTGAATGATGCCAAGCGCAAAATCGTCCGCCCTACCGAGATCCCGCCGTTTGTTGAGTTCAACTCCATCACCGCCGCAATCCCCGAGTTCTCTGATTTCGCGCCGATGTACGAGCCCTCACTCATGTCCATCCTTCAGTCTCTTTATGACTGCAATGAGTTCCCCTTCACCGAGCGCCGCAGAACCAAAGACCTCAACATCAAAATCACCAACCCTCAACTCAGCATGATAGCTGG